GACATGGTCTTCACCGACCCGCCGTACAACGTGAACTACGCCAACAGCGCCAAGGACAAGATGCGCGGAAAGGATCGCGCGATCCTCAACGACAACTTGGGCGATGGCTTCTATGACTTTCTTCTGGCAGCACTGACGCCCACCGTCACACATTGCCGGGGCGGTATTTACGTAGCGATGTCATCCAGCGAACTGGATGTGCTGCAGGCGGCCTTCCGCGCCGCTGGTGGCAAGTGGTCGACGTTCATCATCTGGGCCAAGAACACTTTCACGCTCGGCCGCGCCGACTACCAGCGCCAGTACGAACCAATCCTGTACGGATGGCCCGAGGGTGCGCAACGTCACTGGTGTGGTGACCGTGATCAGGGCGATGTGTGGGCGATCAAGAAGCCGCAGAAGAACGACTTGCACCCGACGATGAAGCCAGTGGAGCTGGTGGAGCGGGCGATCCGCAATTCGAGCCGCCCGGGTAACGTGGTGCTCGATCCGTTCGGCGGTTCTGGCACGACGCTGATCGCAGCGGAGAAGTCAGGTCGCGTCGCGCGGCTGATCGAACTCGATCCGAAGTACGTGGATGTGATCGTGCGCCGGTGGGAGGACTTCACCGGCCAGACGGCTATCCGCGAGGCGGCAGACCAGGAAGTGTGCGCCAGTTGAATGGCTGGCCGGGCTGCTTGGCCTCTTCTTCCTCGGCGATACGCCGCAGGATTTGCATAGTGGTGAGATCGCGCGGCAGTGCCATGCACATGACGCGCACGGCCTGCTCGATGGAGATGTCGGGACGCCGGTTGGCAATCAGCCAACGCAGGGCCTGCTCTCGTTCGTTGGCAGGTGTTTTAATCAGGCTGCCAACTCTTCGCAGATCTCGCAGTGGATCACAATGCCTGTCAGGTAAGGCAGGCCGCGCGGTATGCCGTGCTGCTTGCTGGTCTGGCGGCCAATCGTCCAGCCCATCCAGCGTTGGGTGGCGGCGTTGATCGCATCCTGTATGGCTTGGCCTTGGTACAAACCGTTCTGGACGTCGTCGGCAAAGTGGCGTCCGTGGCGGCTGTCGAGGAAGATCCGAACCGATTCGAGCGGCTGGTGCGTGGCGTCCGAGATGGCGGTCATGGTCAAGGGCCATGCCGCTTCCGCGTGCTCGTTCATCGTGCCCCAAAAGCCCCAGGCTTCGTTCTGGGTGGTGGGGATCTGGTTGTTGGTCATGGCGTTTTCTCCTTCGGTTTGATCGTTGCGACACCTGTAGTAACGCGCTGTTCGATTGAGAAGCCAAGGTGTTCCTGGCTTCTTTTTCCATCAATTTCGATCACCCGAGACGGGCTACGTAGCGGGCGTAATCACCGCCCTCGGGATTGACGTAGAGATAGGGTCGTTCAGGAGCAGTGACCTCGACGCAAAGGTAGCCGTCGCTAGTGCCGCCACCCTTGCCACGCAGCCAGTCGCGCGACACCAGCAAGCTGCTCCCAAAGGCGTCGAATTCGGCAGGGGTCAGTTCCCTGGTCTCGGTGACGTAGACCTTGTGCTGGTCGCGACCGCCCAGTTCGTCGAGGTCGGCAGGTTTGCGTGCAAACGGCAGGCGGACGCTCAATTCTTCGACCTGGAGGCTCTGGCCTCCAAACTGCAGGGTACGTTGGGTGCGTTCGATGGTGATGGTCATGGTGCTCATGGCGGTTCTCCTGGTGTGGCGTCGTCAATCACGACACCTGTATGAACGCGCTGGTGGGGAGAGAAGCCAAGCTATTCATTGCTCTTCTCCCCATCTTCTTTCATGCGATGCGGTAGACCCGCTCGCCGCCCTGTGGCTTGTCCGAGACGATGCTCAGGCCCAGCTTTTTCTTGAAGGCTCCGGCGAAGGTGCCGCGCACTGTGTGCGCCTGCCAGCCGGTGGCGGTGCAGATCTGGCCGATGGTTGCGCCCTCGGGGCGTTGCAGCATCCGGATCACTTCGGCCTGCTTGCTGTTGTCGCGGGTGCGAGGCTTGACCCACGTTGCTTCGGCGGCGGTGACGGCGGCTTCCAGTTCGTGATCGCTCGTGTCGGCTGACGCGCCTTCAGCGTTGGCAATGATCTGGTCGAGATGGGCTTCGAATTGACCGACGTTCTTCTTTTTCAATCCGGGGCGCGGCATGCCCAGGACGTCGTAGCCCTCAGCCGCGACAAACCAGTCGGTGCCGTCGGTGGTAATCAGTGCGCGGTTAAACAAGCCGTCGAGCACTTTCTTGCGCGCGCCGCCTTTGATGTTGTCAGGGAACCAGTCGATTTTGCCGCTGGTGTGCTCAACAGCGTGGGCCAGGATCGCGTGCTGTGCCGGGGTCAATTGGGTGGTGGTCATGTCTTGCTCCTTCGATGGGGTGGACGGTGATGTGATGAACGCGCTGTTCCCAAGTGAAGCCAAGCGCTTTCTGCTTGGCTTGCAGGGTTCGCAATCAGGTGTTGGCCTTTTCCGACTGCGTGGCTTTGCGGCCCTGCTCGACGCCGGCGTTGAAGGCTGCTTCGAGCGCATCGCGCAAGCACCAGACCGCCACGTCGTGGAAATCGAGGCTGTCCGAGCGGCGGGTTTCCAGGGTTTCGATGCCCAGCTTGTTTTGCGCGATCTGGGTCAGGAGTTGTTCGAGCTTGCTCATGTCCGTGTCCTTTCATGGTGTTGATGACGAACGTATGAACGCGCTGTTCCAGTTGGAAGCCAAGCTCAATCCGCAGGCGAATTTGGCAAATGAGCGAACAAATGATTGAAGGTGCCCCGAAGGGGAAATATGGGTATTTCGATTCGTGCCTACGCACGCCACCGAGGGGTGTCCGATGCGGCGGTGCGCAAGGCCATCGCTGCGGGACGGATCACGCCGGAGGCAGACGGAACGATTGATGCCGAGCGCGTCGACCGGGAGTGGGCACGCAATTCCGATGCGCCGCGCAACGGCACGGCCACCCGCGCGGTCAAGGTCGCCGTACCGGAAGCCGGTGGCACCCCGGGGGATGGGCCAGCGGCATTGCCAGCAGGCGGCACGTCCTTGCTCCAAGCGCGCACGGTCAACGAAGTGGTCAAGGCGCAAACCAACAAGGTGCGCCTGGCACGTCTCAAAGGCGAGCTGGTAGATCGGCCACAGGCCATCGCCCATGTTTTCAAGCTGGCGCGCTCCGAACGCGATGCGTGGCTCAACTGGCCCGCACGCATCTCGGCACAAATGGCAGCCAAGCTCGGCGTCGATCCTCACACGATGCACATCGCCTTGGAGGCGGCGGTGCGTGAGCACCTGCAGGAACTGGGCGAGATGCGCCCGAGGGTGGATTGATGAACATGGACTACGAAGGCGCTGCCGAGATTGAACGCGCGTGGCGCGAAGGACTGACTCCCGACCCGCTGCTCACCGTGTCCGAATGGTCGGATCGCCATCGGATGCTCTCCAGCAAGGCATCTGCCGAACCCGGGCGCTGGCGTACCAGTCGCACGCCGTACCTGAAAGCAATCATGGACTGCCTGTCGCCGACCTCGCCGGTCGAGCGCGTGGTGTTCATGAAGGCGGCACAGCTTGGCGCGACCGAGATGGGGTCGAACTGGATCGGCTATGTGATCCATCACGCACCCGGGCCAATGATGGCGGTGTGGCCGACAGTGGAGATGGCCAAGCGCAACTCCAAGCAGCGGATCGATCCGCTGATCGAGGAGTCGTCCGCACTGGCTGAACTGATTGCACCGGCGCGCAGCCGGGATTCCGGCAACACCATCCTGGCCAAGGAGTTCCTGGGTGGCGTGCTGGTGATGACCGGGGCCAACAGCGCGGTCGGGCTGCGCTCGATGCCTGTGCGGTATCTGTTTCTCGACGAGGTTGACGGGTATCCGCTGGACGTCGAGGGTGAAGGCGATGCGATCTCGCTGGCCGAGGCGCGCACGCGCACCTTTGCGCGGCGCAAGATCTTCATCGTCTCGACGCCGACGATTTCGGGGGCATCGGCCATTGAGCGCGAGTACGAGGCCAGCGACCAACGTCGCTACTTCGTGCCGTGTCCGCATTGCTCACACCGGCAGTGGCTGCGTTTCGAGCAGCTGCGTTGGGATAAAGGGCAACCGGAAACCGCCGCCTACATCTGCGAGTCGTGTGACACGGCTATCCCTGAGCATCACAAAACGTGGATGTTGGAGCACGGCGAGTGGCGCGCGATGGCCCCGGAGAACGGCGCCAAGACGGCGGGTTTTCACCTGTCCTCGCTGTACAGCCCGGTGGGCTGGCGTTCGTGGCGCGATATCGCCGCCGCGTGGGAAGCCGCCGTCAACAAGGAATCCGGCTCGGCCACTGCCATCAAGACTTTCAAGAACACCGAGCTGGGCGAAACCTGGGTCGAGGAAGGCGAAGCCCCGGACTGGCAAAGGCTGGTCGAGCGGCGAGAGGACTACCGCGTTGGAAGCGTGCCACAAGGTGGTCTGCTCGTGGTCGGCGCAGCCGACGTGCAGAAAGATCGCATCGAGGCGTCGGTCTGGGCCTTTGGGCGCGGCAAAGAGTCCTGGCTGGTCGAGCACCGCGTGCTGATGGGTGACACCGCCCGCGACACGGTGTGGAAGCGCCTCGCTGAAATGCTGGCCGAAACCTGGACACACGCCTCCGGCGCGGCGATGCCGCTGGCCCGCTTTGCACTGGATACCGGCTTTGCGACGCAGGAGGCCTACGCCTTTGTGCGGGCTTGCCGCGATTCGCGTGTGATGGCGGTCAAGGGGGTACCTCGTGGTGCAGCCTTGATCGGCACACCGACCGCCATCGATGTCTCGCAGGGTGGCAAAAAGCTGCGCCGGGGCATCAAGGTGTACTCGGTGGCAGTCAGCATCGCCAAGCTGGAGTTCTACAACAACCTGCGCAAGAGCGCGGAGGTGGCCGAGGACGGCGTGACGGTGACCTACCCGGCCGGGTTCGTCCATCTGCCCAAGATCGACGCTGAGTTCATCCAGCAACTCTGCGCGGAACAACTGATCACCCGCCGCGACCGCAACGGCTTCCCGGTGCGTGAGTGGCAAAAGATGCGTGAGCGCAATGAAGCGCTCGACTGCTACGTCTACGCCCGCGCGGCTGCATCGGCGGCGGGTCTGGATCGCTTCGAGGAACGTCACTGGCGGGAACTGGAGCGACAACTGGGGCTGGCCGGTCCGCCAGCCCTTGAAACACCTACTGAATCGATCAACGAGGCCACCCAACGCGGTGGCCTCGCTGTTTCTGGCAATCGCAACACCGGTCGGCGCGTGATCAAAAGCCGCTGGCTGTCCTGACACCTCAAGGAGACAACATGTCCCTCGCCACTCGCATCGAAAGCCTGGTCATCCGCGTCGCGCAGGAGTTCAACGACGTCCGCGCCAAGGCGGGCAACCTGGCCAACCTCACCACGACTGACAAGTCGAATCTCGTGGCGGCCATCAATGAACTGCAGGCTGCCGTTGCCGCATCCAGCGCCATCGATGACGCACAGATCAGCACGAGCACCACCTATTCCTCGAGCAAGATCGTCACGCTGCTCGACGCGCTCAAAGCCGAGATCCTGGGCGGCGCCGACGACGCCTACGACACGCTGCTGGAGATCCAGCAACTGCTGCAGAACGGCACCAGTGGTCTGGATGCGCTGCTGGCCGCCGTCAACAACCGTGTGCGCTTCGATGCGGCGCAGTCGCTGACCGTGGCCGAGCAACTTCAGGCACGCAGCAACATCGGTGCCGTCGCAGCCACCGATGTCGGCAATACCGACACAGACTTCGTCGCGGTCTTTGTGGGTGCGCTGGCCTGATGAGCCTCGCATCGCGCATCTCGCTGCTTGCCAGTCGTGTGGGGCTGGAGGTCAAGACCAAGATCGACGCCACCCACCCTGGCGTGGCCCGGGCGTGGGTGTGCTTCGGCTACGTCGGCAACCAGATCGTCGTGCGGTCGTCGCACAACGTGGCCAGCGTGACCCGGACGGCAACGGGCCGCTACCGCGTCACTTTCGCCACCGCCATGCCAGACGCCGACTACTGCTGGACGGCGCTTGCCCGCAGCAGCACCAACAGCGGCACACAGCGCATGGCCATTGTGCGATCCACCTCCGACCAGAAGACCGCCCAGTACGTCGACATTAGTTGTGCGACGAGCTCGGCGTCGTTTTCTGATTCATCGGAAATCAACCTCACGGTGTACCGCTGATGGCCTACACACAAGCACACCTCGACGCACTGGAAGCGGCGCTGATCAAGGGCGAAAAGCGCGTGACCTTCGGCGACAAGACCGTCGAGTACCGCAGCGTCGAGGAACTCCAGGCCGCCATTCGCGCGGTCAAGCGCGACCTCTTCGAGCAGGCCGTGGACACCGGACTGTGGCCTGGCGCGCCACGCCAGATCCGGGTCACCACCGGTAAAGGGTTCTGAACATGCAATGGTTTGACCGAATGCGCAGGCGCGTCGGCATGAGTCTGCTTGGCGGCACCCCGTTCTATGACGGTATCGGTGGCGGCCGTCGCGCATTGGCGTGGCAGGTCGGCAACCCAGGCGCAGTCGCAGCACTGGCGTTCACCCAGAACGAATTGCGCGCCAAGAGCCGCGATCTGGTACGCCGCAATGCCTGGGCAGCGGCAGGCGTCGAGGCCTTTGTCTCGAACGCCATCGGCACCGGCATCAAGCCGCAGAGCATGCTGGCCGATCAGCCCCTGCGCGAAGCGATCCACAGCCTGTGGTGGGACTGGTGCGAGGAAGCCGATGCCGCCGGACTGACCGATTTCTACGGCCTGCAGGCCTTGGCCTGTCGCGCCATGCTCGAAGGCGGGGAATGCCTGGTGCGGCTGCGCTATCGCCGCCCGGAGGATGGCCTGCCGGTGGGCCTGCAACTGCAGTTGCTCGAACCCGAACACCTGCCAGCCACGCTGAATCAGGAATTGGCTTCGGGAAATGTGATCCGTGCGGGCATCGAATTCGACAAGCTCGGACGGCGGGTGGCTTACCACCTGTATCGCTCGCATCCGGGTGATGGTTCGCTGGCCCCGATGTCGGGCACCGGTGGCGTGGTGGGTGGTCTCGACACTGTGCGGGTCCAGGCCAGCGAAATCATCCACCTGTTTCGTCCCTTGCGGCCCGGACAGATCCGGGGCGAACCGTGGCTGGCGCGCGCACTGGTCA